CCTGAACATCGTCAATGGCGAAACGCATGGCAGATAACTGATGATATAGAACTAGCAGCATAAGGAGAAACATATGACAAGTTTTATTGTAGACAAAGATGGCAACCAGATTGATGCTTCAACTGTTTCATCAAAGCCATCTGACCGACATTTTAGAAATGCTTGGGCAATTTCTGGTAAAGTTATAGCTGAAGATATGACTAAGGCTAAAGAAATATTTAAAGCAAAAATTAGAGAAGTAAGAGCACCTTTGTTAGCAGCAGAAGATGTAGTGTATATGAAAGCACTAGAAGCTGATGACAGTGATGCACAGACTGCAAGTAAGAATAAGAAGAAAGCATTGAGAGATGCACCTGCGGCAAGTGCAATTACAAATGCAGATACAATCGCTAAACTAAAAGCAGCGTGGGATACATCTGTACTTGGTGACAGTCCTTACGCATAAGGAGTAAATATGGCTTTAACAAAAGTAAGAACAAGTGGCATGGCTGATTCTGCAATTACCACAGCAAAGATAGCAGATTCAAATATAACAAATGCAAAACTTAGTGACACATTTGGAATGGTACATCTTAATACAACCACAGTTTCTAGTGGTGTAGCAAATGTAACTTTTAGTTCGTCTTTAATAACTGATACATATATGGACTATAAAGTTACTATTAGATTTGCAGCAGGTGCAACAAACGGACAAGCACTTTTGGTTTATTTATCAGATAATAATGGTACAGCTTATGATATATATGCTGAACAACATATGCGATATCACGATTTGAAAGCATCTCTTGCTTCTGGTAATGCTGGAACAACTGGTAATTCTGCGTTTAACGTACAATTAGGTGCTGGTACAGAAAGTACTGCAAATAAGGGTATTAATGCAACTATAACTTTTATTGGGTTAAGGCAAACTACTGGTTTTAAAGCACTCCGTTATGATTGTATTGGAGCTCATGACAATGATGGTGGACATAATACTGGTAATGACTATTGGTGGGAAGGTGCTGCAAAAATTATAGGTTCGTCAAATTCTGATAGAACAGCGATTAATAATTTAAAGTTTCAATTTGCAAGTGGCAATGTTGCACAGGGTACGTTTAGTTTGTATGGGATAGTAGCATCATGAAAAAGATTGTGGATGGCATTGAAATTGAAATGACAGATGCAGAGATTGCATCAAAACAAGCAGAAGATAAACAAAATTTAGAAGGAACATTAGTACAAAGAATGTCTGTTTTAAGAAACAAAAGAAATAATTTATTAGCTGAAACAGATTGGATGGCTAGTTCTGATGTTACCATGAGTAACGATTGGAAAACATATAGACAAGCATTGCGAGATATTACTAAAACAGAGCCAACTGATATGGCTTTAAGCAATATAACATTTCCAACGAAACCGAGTTAATTATGCCATATATAGGAAAAGCACCAAACTTTGGAGTAAGAAACAGATACATCTATCAATCCACAGCAGGGCAAACCTCTTTCAGTGGATCAGATAGTAGCTCCTTAGTTCTGTCATACAACGATAGTTTGTACATGGATGTGTATCAGAATGGTGTTTTGTTAAAACCTAGTACGGATTACACAGCTACAACAGGTACAACAGTCGTTCTTGTCACAGGTGCAAGTTTAAATGACGTAGTAGAGATGGTCGTGTATGATGTGTTTAGTGTAAACAATGCCTACACTAAAACAGAGTCAGATACACGTTATCCTTTTAAAGGCAATAACAGTATCATAAGGTTAAATGGTCAGACTATATCAGCAGACATAACAATTGACAGTGATGAGAATGGTGTGAGTGCAGGCCCTATAACACAGTCTGCTACAGTGACTGTTAATGGTTATTGGAGTATTGTATGACAAGTCAGTTAAACGTAGACACAATCGTAGACAAAGCAGGTAGTGGTGGTTCTAATGTTAAGATGGCTAATACATCTACCTATGTTTCAGATGGTGGTGCTGTTACACAGAATACTGTGCAGGGTCTGGCAAAGTCTTGGATAAACCCTGCTGCAAATTATGGAAGTATACAAGATAGTTTTAACATATCTTCTCTTGATGATGATGGAACAGGAGAAGGTGGATTGCATATGACAAATGATATGTCTTCAGCTAACTATGCTATTTCTGGTTCATGCGAAGATGGGGGAACAACCGATTCTTGGGCTATGATGGATATTACAAGAGATACACAAGCAGCAGGGTCTGTTGATTTTGAATCACACTGGGGTAATGCTTCATATAACAGACAAATGGCAGATTATGAGGTATATCTTGTAATACATGGAGATTTAGCATAATGGCAAGTGTATTAAAAGTAGATTCAATACAAGACGTAGATGGAAATGGTAATGTCTTAATGCCAAACCGACCATGTTTTTATGCGTATATGAGTAGTGGTTCTTTTGCACCAGATTCATCAAATTCTACAAAGACACCTTTGAATGCAACATTAGTTAATCAAGGAAGTTGTTGGTCAACTACTAATCATTTATTTACAGCACCAGTTGCTGGAATTTATAGTATTACTTGGGGTTTCACATTTCAAGACAGTGATAATTCAAGATATGTTGCGTCAAGAATATATAAAAATGGTTCTAACATAGGTTCTGCTCATAGACAATCACAACCAACAGGACAAGGTGGCAATCAGTATGATGGTATTGATGGTTTAAAAATGATACAATCTTTTAATGCCAACGAAACATTTTATATAATATTACAACCATCTGCTACCTTGTCTGTTTCTGCTGAATTTGGAACATACATGAGTGGATTTTTAATAGGTTAAATTATGGCAAGTGAACTAAGAGTAAATACGTTAAAGGATGCAAGTGGCAATAACTCTGTAGCAACGAGTTTTATATTTGGGGGCACAGCAAAAGCATGGTGTACACATAACGCATCAGTTTCTGTAACAGATAGTTTTAACGTGAGTAATACATTAGATACAGGAACAGGACATTTTGGAATAGCCTTTACTTCTAACATGGTAAATGATGACTATTGTGGCAGTGGTTCTAATATAGGAAGTGATGACTCTTTTGCCACAGGTATGGTGTCAGATGGTGCTGTTGTTTTGACATCAAGAATGGATTATCAATTTAGAAATTATGATACAGTTAATGCTACAGACCAAGACTTTAACAGAGTTATTACACACGGAGATTTAGCATGAGTTTTGCGTCAGATTTAGCAAGGTTAGTTACCAGTGGGTCAACAGCTATTCATGGAGAAGCAGGTGTAACATCTAGTGGTTCAACAGGAAAAACAACAACCTTGCAACAGGGCTTAGCAAAAGTTTGGGCAGATATAAATGCAGGTCAAGGTGGATATGGTGATAGTTTTAACACTACAAGTATTACTGATAATGGCACAGGTGACGCTACTATAACTCATGTTAATGATATGAGCAGTGCAAGTTACTCTGCAACTACTTCTGTTACCTTTAACCATGACGGAAGTGGTGGACACAGAGACACAAATATTAGAGTGAAAGCTACTGGTAGTACAACTTGTGAATTTATATACGCTGATACAAGTGGAAGAGGAACACAGCTTGACCTTGAAACAGACGCAAGTGTTACAATACATGGAGATTTAGCTTAAATGCTAGGCTTTAGTGCTTTATCAGAAAACCCTATTAGTAGTGTTAATAAGGTACTAGAACTATCAGCATCAATGACAGGTTTAGCCGTTTCATCATCTGCTGCGGCTGGTACGCTTGTTGGTGCAAGTACGATGTCTTCTTCTGCTACACAGACATCAACTGGAGTTGGGATATTTGTCAGTAGTTCAACTCTTGATTCATCTTCTGTAGCATCTTCTTCTGCTGTATTTGTAAAAGGATCAACATTAGAAACAAGTTTAAGTTTTACATCCGAACAATTGTCCGTAGGAAATTCAACATTAGTTGGTACATCAACACAAGATGTAAACTTTACACAAACAACAACTGGTGAATTATTATTTACAGAAATCGTTCCGAGTGTTACTGTGACGTATACAGAGATTACACATACTGGTGATACTTGGACAGATATTACACATACAGGTGACACTTGGACAGATATTACACCA